AATTTTTACACCAATTCAATTTTGGATCGGTTGCAAAAATTACTTTTGCCCAAGCTTCTGCGCTTCAAAGCATGGTTCAACAAGCCACAGGTGCAGTGGATAGCACTGGAATTGCTGGTTCTGTTAACGGCGATGCTACTGCCGCTGGTATATCTATGTCACTTGGAGCAATTATTAAGCGTCATAAACGTACTTTAATTAACTTCCAAGAGTCGTTCCTGTTGCCTTTTGTTATGAAAGCAGCATGGCGTTATATGCAGTTTGAGCCTGAGCTGTACCCAGTTAAAGATTATAAGTTTAATGCTACAAGCTCGTTGGGCATTATCGCACGTGAATACGAAGTGACACAGCTGGTTCAACTACTGCAAACCATGTCACCTGATTCACCTTTATACCCTGTATTGATTCAATCAATCATTGACAACATGAACCTGAGTAATCGTGAAGAACTCATCGCTATGATGAAGAAATCACAGGAGCCTAATCCGCAAGCACAACAGGCTCAACAAGCTCAGCAACAAGCACAGCTGGCCTTCCAAGCAGCTCAGACTCAGACACTACAGGCGCAAGCTATGGAGTCTCAGGCACGGGCACAGAAGATGGCTATGGAGACACAAGCAATACCTCAGGAGCTGGAGATTGACAAGATTAAAGCAATCACAGCCAACATTAAGCAAGGCGAAGAGGACGACATTGAGTTTGAACGCCGTCTGAAAATTGCTGACCGTATGCTTAAAGATAAAGAAATCACATTACGCAACCAACGCCCCACAGGAGGACAAGCAAATGGTGGTAACCCAGAACCAGTTCAACCAAGCACTGGAGGAAATCAACAACAGCTACAGCAAATTACTCAAGAGGCTAACGGAGTTGGAAGCGAGCCTCCAGTCCCGCGAGTCAGAGTCTAAGAAGGAGACAAGCAATGCCAAGCAAGAAGGACAGCCGACTGGAGCGAGCAGGAGTAAGCGGGTACAACAAGCCAAAGCGAACGCCGAATCATCCTAAGAAGTCTCACGTTGTTGTTGCCAAAGAAGGTGACAAGGTTAAGACTATACGCTTTGGAGAGCAAGGCGCTAAGACTGCTGGTAAGCCTAAGTCAGGTGAGTCAGATGCTATGAAGAAAAAACGTGCCAGCTTTAAAGCACGGCATGGTAAGAACATCAGCAAAGGTAAGATGTCCGCAGCGTATTGGGCTGATAAAGTTAAATGGTAAGGAGAATACTATGCCACAAGTAGGAAAAAAGAAATACCCCTACACTAAGGAGGGTAAAGCAGCCGCTAAGAAGGCAGCAAAGAAGACTGGTAAAAAGGTAAAAAGCAAGTATTAATTGAAACTAAAGCTTGACATTTGGTCACGCTTATGGTATAATATACTATAAACAACTGTCCTACATAGGAGAAACAGTTTGGATAAAGAAACAGAACTATACTTCCGTAACTTTAATGAGCTATTCCGATCTCAAGGATGGCAACAGTTTACGGATGAAATTAAAGCAAATGTTGTAGCAACAAACAACATTGAACTAACTAAAGACGAGCAAGACCTTTTCTTTCGCAAAGGACAACTTGCAGTCATGGCTAACATCCTTAACTTAGAAACTCAAGTCGAAGCAGCGCGAGAGCAGGCTAACGAGAATGTTGAGGATATTTGACTTTAAGTGTCCTGATGGGCACATAGAAGAACATTTTGTTAATCACGATGTCACAACTACTCGGTGCGGTTGTGGCTTAGAGGCTAACAGAATCGTGTCTCCTGTAAGGACGGCAATAGATCCAGTGAATGGTGGCTCATGGAAGGCTACTAGGAAATGGGCTAAGGCTCACGAGCAGGCAGCACAACTCGCACGAAAGGCAAACTCTGAGTAGACCTTTCTTAACTACCATCTCCATAATGCTAAGGCACGGGGTTTAATAATGGCAAGACTAATCGATGAGCGTCCGGAAGACGAAACTCAAGAAACAAACGAAGAACTACTGTCAACAGAAGAGACTCCAGAGGTTGAACAACCAGAGGAGCAACCTCAACAGGATGACGAACTACCAGAGAAATATAAAGGCAAGACAGCAGCAGAACTAGCTCGAATGCACCAAGAGGCTGAAAAGCTCCTTGGACGACAAAGCTCAGAGGTAGGGGAACTTCGTAAAGTAGTTGACTCTTATATACAGACACAACTCACACCAGCAGCACCAGAAGAATCTGAAGAAGAAGTAGATTTTTTTGTAGATCCTGAAAAGGCTGTTGCGCGAGCAATCGCTAAACACCCTAAGATCAAAGAAGCAGAAGCAGTTACACAGCAATACAAACAAACAACCGCTATGTCACAGCTTCAATCACGACATCCAGATATGCAGAACATCCTACAGGATGCTAAGTTTGCAGAGTGGATTCAAGCTTCTAAGATTAGGACTAAGTTGTTTAATCAGGCAGACCAGCAGTATGACTATGAAGCCGCTGATGAACTATTCACATTGTGGAAAGAACGTCAAGGCGCAGTAGCTCAAACTGCCGCAGCAGAAAAGGTTGAACGCAAACAGGCTGTTAAGTCTGCTTCAACTGGAAATGCTCGAGGTAATCCTGATAGCAACTCCAAGAAAACCTACAGACGTTCAGACATTATTAAACTTATGAAAACAGACCCTGAACGCTATCTGTCTATCTCTGATGAAATCATGCAGGCATATGCAGAGGGAAGGGTTAAATAACCTTACTTTGGAGATTTAAGAAATGGCTACATCTACATACCCCGCACAAGGCGGAGCAATTGACAACACTAGCTCTGCTGTATTTATCCCCGAGATTTGGAGTGACGAAGTTGTTGCTGCCTATGAAAAGAATCTTGTATTGGCGAACCTCGTCAAGAAGATGTCTATGCAAGGCAAGAAAGGCGACACCATTCACATTCCTAAGCCCTCTCGTGGTTCAGCGAATGCTAAAGCAGAGAACACTGCTGTCACCATTCAAAACCCAAGCAACACTGAAGTACAAGTTGTTATTAACAAGCACTTCGAGTATTCAACTCTGATCGAAGACATCACTGAAGTACAAGCTCTGGCTTCACTGCGTCAGTTCACCACTAGCGATGCTGGTTATGCTCTGGCTAAGCAAGTTGATGACGACCTGTTCGGCCTCGGCAAGTCTTTCGGTGATGGCAACGGCAGCTCTTGGGCTACTTCAGCTACCTTCTACAACGATGCAAGCACTGGCACTACTGCCTACGCTGCTGACACTGTAGCAGCTGCTGACGTGTTCACTGATGCTTTCTTCCGTGACATGGTTCAGAAGTTGGACGATGCTGATACCCCAATGGACGGCCGTTTCCTAGCGATTCCGCCCGCTCTGCGTAATGCAATCATGGGTATTGATCGTTATGTATCTAGTGACTTCGTTGATGGTCGTGGCGTTAACAACGGCAAGATCGGTAACCTCTACGGTATCGACATCTATGTCACTTCTAACTGCCCGCTGATTGAAGCTGCTGCTGACAACTCAGCTGGTGGCGATGTACGCGGTGCTATCCTCGGTCACAAAGACACTATGGTCATGGCTGAGCAACAAGGCATCCGCTCACAGGCACAGTACAAGCAAGAGTTCCTCGGAACCTTGTACACTGCTGACCGCCTCTACGGCACTCAAGTGCTACGTCCTGAGACTGGCTTCGTACTTGCAGTCAACGGCTAAGGTTTAACCTAAGCTAACTCGAAAGGGGAACGGTGAAAGCCTAGTACCCTTTCTTTCTTTTCGTTTGTTTTCTTAGGAGTTATGAATGGCTATTTATCGTGGTACTGGTGGTGCTGGTGACGCAACTACTGACGCTACCGTTACTGAAGTTACCGAACAAGCCGTCATTGCTACTAACAAAGCAAGTGAATCTGCTGCATCCGCAACGGCTGCTGCAAACTCTGCTTCTTCTGCTTCTTCCTCCGCAACGGCTGCGGCGAATAGCGCAACAAACGCCGCTTCTGCCGCCTCTGGCGTAGCTGCTGATGCTTCTGCCGCTGAAGCTGCTAAACTAGCTGCTCAGGCCGCACAGGCTGCTGCTGAGACTGCTGAAACCAACGCAGAAACAGCAGAGACTAATGCTGAAACAGCTGAGTCTAATGCTGCTGCTTCTGCCTCTTCCGCTTCTGCAAGCGCAACCACAGCAACTACCCAAGCAGGTAACGCATCTACGTCAGCTTCTAATGCTGCCGCCAGCGAAACTGCTGCATCCTCTAGCGCATCCTCTGCCTCTACATCAGCTACCTCTGCTGCTGCCAGCGCAGGCACTGCTACTACTCAAGCTACAGCTGCTGCTGCCAGTGCTAGTGCTGCATCCACATCCGAAACTAACGCTGCTGCATCAGCCTCTAACGCCAGTGCCTCTGAGACGGCCGCTAGTGCCTCTGAGACGGCTGCTGCGTCTAGTGCTACCTCTGCCTCTACTTCAGCGACAAACGCCGCCACAAGCGAATCTAATGCGTCTAACAGCGCCTCTTCTGCTGCTGCCTCTGAGTCTAATGCTTCTACATCCGAAAGCAACGCAGCCACTAGCGCCTCTAATGCAGCTACTTCTGAGAGTAATGCATCATCAAGTGCAACGGCTGCTGCTGGTTCTGCTACTGCTGCTGCTGGTAGTGCCTCAAGCGCAGCGCAAAGTGTAACTGACGCTACAAACGCTGTAGATGCTATTGTCAATATGACTGCTGCTACGGGAGCAGAAGGAACTAGCGCGTCTTGGGACGGTGTTAATGGTATATTGACTGTTCCTGTTGGAGACACAGGCGCACAAGGACCTCAGGGCATTCAAGGAGCTACAGGCCCTCAGGGACTTCAAGGTGATACAGGCCCCCAAGGCCCACAGGGTATTAAAGGCGACACTGGCGATACTGGACCGCAGGGTCCAATAGGTCTTACAGGCCCGCAGGGAGATACTGGTCCTCAAGGACTTCAGGGTATCCAAGGTGAAACAGGACCCGCAGGAGCCACAGGTCCTCAAGGTCCGCAAGGATTAAAAGGCGATACTGGTGATCAAGGCCCTCAAGGTATCCAAGGCTTGCAAGGAGATACAGGCCCAGCAGGTCCTACAGGTGCAACAGGCCCTCAAGGACCTCAAGGCGACACAGGTCTTACAGGTCCTACGGGTCCACAAGGTCCCCAAGGCGACACAGGTTTAACTGGTCCCACAGGCCCACAGGGTCCTCAAGGATTAAAAGGAGACACTGGAGATACCGGCCCCACAGGAGCTACAGGTCCTCAAGGCCCAATAGGTCTTACAGGTGCTACAGGTCCGCAGGGTCCTCAGGGAGTAAAAGGCGACACCGGCGACACCGGACCTACAGGTGCGACTGGTCCCGCAGGTCCTACAGGTCCCGCAGGTCCTACAGGTCCCACGGGGGCTACAGGTCCTCAAGGCCCAATAGGTCCTGAAGGCCCAGCAGGGGCTGATGGTTCTGACGCTAGTGTAACTAAAGCTAATGTTGAGGCTGTTCTTACAGGTACTATTACCAGTCACAACCACAACGGAACTTACCTGCCACTGTCAGGCGGTACGCTGACTGGCGAGCTTCGTCTTCAGGGAAGCGCACCACAGATCAAATTCAATGACACTGACCACGGCGATTGCTGGATACACGTTAACTCTAACCGCTTTTATATACTTCCTGATAGGGATTCAAACGGAAGCTGGGAGACTCCTTACGCACTTGAGCTAAACTGGGGAAACAACACTGCTCAAGCTTTTGGCAACACTATATGGACATCAGGCAACGATGGCTCAGGCTCAGGCTTAGACGCCGATTTGCTAGACGGGCAACAGGGTTCTTACTACTACCCTGCCAGCAACCCCAACGGTTACACCAATGACCAAACACCATCAGAAATACTGACAGCCATAAAGACTGTAGATGGTTCAGGCTCTGGTCTAGATGCTGATTTGTTGGATGGTCAACACGCTTCTGCTTTTGAGCTAGCTGACGCTACAATTTTAAAACGTGGCGCTGACATAACCAGCCAAGATTGGAACACTTATGTCGATGGTACAGAGGCCAGTTGGAATACTGTCACAAACCATAGCGGTGCAAACAGGCCGTCTAGTGCTTATACCTATGGTACGGCTTTGAGTTTTGCTGAGGCAGGTCAAGCAAAGTTTCAGTTATACGCCCCAGAAACTTCTTCAGATGGAGGCACTACTGCTGGCTTATGGTATCGAACAGGCTGGAATACAAACTACCGCCCTTGGGTTAAGATTTGGGATAGCGGCAATGACGGCTCAGGCTCTGGCTTAGATGCTGATTTGTTAGATGGCCAACACGCCTCTGCATTTGCTTCAGCATCGCACAACCACGCAGGCGTATATCAACCTGCTGGAACATACAACACCATTATTGGTACAGACACCGACATCAATACCAGCGGCGCAACCATTATTGATAACATCTTTGTAACAGATGGCGTTATCACTTCAATGGGTACGCGAACGCTAACTGCTGGTGATTTAGGCGCACTTACTTCGGTATCTGCCTCAGACGTACTTAACGCCACCGCTGGCGCTTCTGTGGGCGCTGTTGGCACTTACGCTATGCTCGCTACTCAACCAACTGGAATTATTACACTAAGCCCCGGCACAACAAGAGCTGGCTCATCTCTAAGGTATGCAAACACTGACAATAACCCATCAAGCTATAAATCAGCACAGGTAAGGTTGTCAACCGCACCCTCCGGCACTTGGCGGCTTATGGCATATGGC